TGGATAAGATCGTATCCTTCTGTGAGCAATATGGATACACTTATAAATTTGAAAATAATAAATTTTTTGGTCAACCATTTGAAGTCAATGAGATGATCTCATTTGATGGTGTCAAAGATTATATGAAATCTATCTCAGCACACGAACCTAGAGAATACCAAATTGAGGGAGTATACGATGCTCTAAAGCATAATAGAAGGCTACTGATATCGCCCACTGGGTCAGGAAAAAGTCTGATGATTTACGCCCTCTCGCGGTATTATGTGGATAAAGGACAAAATATTCTTCTAGTCGTTCCCACGACATCTCTTGTAGAGCAGATGTATAAAGATTTTGAAGATTATGGTTGGGATGTTGAATCATATTGCCATCGAATATATTCGGGTAAAGAAAAACAGACAGATAAAAATATTGTTATCACAACTTGGCAATCTATCTATAAATTAGAAAGATCGTGGTTTGAGAGGTTTGATGTTGTAATAGGTGATGAGGCTCATCTATTTAAGTCAAAATCTCTCATACAGATTATGACAAAGTTACACACGGCAAAGCATAGAATTGGATTTACTGGAACTTTAGATGGGACACAAACTCACAAGTGGGTTTTAGAAGGACTATTTGGCCCGTCATATAAAATTGTAAGAACGAAAGAACTTCAAGAAAAGGGTTATCTTTCTAAACTTGATATTACTTGTTTACTGCTCAAACATCCTCCACAAAAATTTGAAGTGTTTGAAGATGAAATTCAATATTTAATTGGCCATGACCAAAGAAATAATTTTATATCAAAACTTGCTCTAGATTTAAAGGGAAATACTCTTGTTCTTTTTAGCAGAGTTGAATCTCATGGAGCAGTGCTTTATGAAAAGATAAATAATAGTAAGCAAGATAACCGAAAAGTATTTTTTGTCCACGGTGGAGTTGATACCGAAGAAAGAGAATTAGTCAGAGAAATCACTGAAAGAGAAACAAACGCAATTATTGTTGCCTCTTATGGAACTTTTTCTACAGGTATTAATATTAAAAATCTCCATAACGTTATCTTCGCATCACCAAGCAAATCAAGAGTCAGAAATCTTCAATCGATTGGAAGAGTTCTTAGAAAGGGAAAAAATAAAAATAAAGCAATGCTCTATGACATCGCTGATGATTGTTCAACTAAAACAAGACGCAATTATACTTTAAATCATTTCATAGAGAGAATTAAAATTTATAATGAAGAAAATTTTAATTATGACATAATCACTATACAACTAAAAGGAAAATGATAGAAGATGATTTTTATGCAACAATAAAATTAAAAAGTGGAGAAGAAATCTTCGCAAAAATAGCAGCTTCAGAAGAAGAAGATAGGACTCTTTTAATAGTATCCAATCCTATTAATGTAATTGAAATTAAAGGGAGAACAGGAGATGTTATTGGTTATAAAATAGAACCTTGGTTAAAAACAACAACTGATGATATGTTTATCATAAACATTGATGATGTTTTAACTCTCTCCGAATCATCCGATATTGAAATGATAATGATGTATCAAAATTACGTAAGACAATCTGAAAACAGCAGTGAATCAAATCAATATAAATTAAGTCAACGTAAAATGGGATATATATCCTCAGTTGCTGATGCTAAAGAGGTTTTAGAGAAGCTTTACAATAAAGGCTAAAGCTTTTCTATCAACCTTGACAAGGCATAGTCTACTTGGTTTTAAACACCTTGTCAACTATTTGTATAAGTGATAGAATGACTACATAATAGGATATATAAACTTATGATTACTTCACCAATGGCCAAGAGAAAAAGGTCAGAACACTACGTTAATAACAAGGAACTTTTAGAAGCACTAATTGTTTATAGAACGAAGGTTGAAAAGTCTTATCTCGAAAAGTTTGGTAAAGATTTGACCACTCAACCAAAAGAAGAAAGAGCCAAGCGTTGGGAAGGTAAACCTACAATCTCAAACTATCTTGGTGAATGTTTCTTGAAGATTGCCACACACCTATCATTCAAACCAAACTTTGTAAACTACATGTTTAAGGATGATATGATTTGTGATGGAATCGAAAACTGTGTTCAGTATGTTCATAATTTTGATCCAGAAAAATCTCAAAATCCATTCGCTTACTTCACTCAGATTATTCATTACGCATTTCTGAGACGTATTCAGAAAGAGAAGAAGCAATTGGAAATCAAAAATAAAATTCTTGAGAGAACGGGCTTCGATCAGGTGTTCGATGACAACAACACGATTGACGGCAACAACTATTCCGATTATAATAGCATCAAAGATAACGTCCATCAAAAATTGCGGTACGGATGAAAGTCGCTATTATTACGGACCAACACTTTGGTGCTCGTAAAAACTCTAAACTCTTCCATGATTATTTCCTAAAGTTTTATAATGATGTATTTTTTCCTACAATAGAAAAGGAAGGAATCACAACTATTGTTGACATGGGAGATACCTTTGATAGTAGAAAGGGTATTGATTTTGCTGCTCTAGCATGGGCTAAAGATCATTATTATGATCGTCTCAGAGAGATGGGAGTAAAAGTCCATACCATTGTTGGAAATCACACCGCATACTACAAAAACACAAATCAAGTAAATGCAGTTGATTTGCTTTTACGCGAATATGACAATGTAACTGTGTATTCGGAACCAACCGAAGTGATGTTGGATCAATTGCCAACACTCTTTATACCTTGGATAAATCAGGAAAATGAAACAAAAACTTTTAAACTTATTGAAAAGACATCTTGCAGGTGTGCGATGGGGCATCTTGAGCTCGCAGGATTTAGAGTTAATCGACAAATCGTCATGGAGCATGGTCTCGAAAGCAAATTATTTGAGAAGTTCCAGCGTGTCTACTCTGGTCACTATCACACTCGATCGGACAACGGTGTAGTTTATTATCTTGGAAATCCTTATGAAATTTATTGGACGGATGTTGGTGACACTAGAGGATTTCATATTCTTAACACTGAAACCTTAGAAACTACACCTATCAATAATAAGTATAGGATGTTTTATAATATCTATTATGAAGATGATAATTATCAAACTTTTGATACCAGAGAATATGAGGATAAAATTGTAAAAGTTGTTGTCCGAAAAAAATCAGATACTAAAAAGTTTGAAAAATTTGTTGATAAACTTTATTCATCAGGAATTGCCGATTTAAAAATTGTTGAAAATTATGATTTTGGTGGTTACTATGAAGAGTCTGACACAGAAATATTTGAGTCAGAAGACACACTTTCTATCTTGAATAGATATATTCAGGAGGCAGAAGTAAGTCTTGATAAATCTATCATTAAAAAAATGGTAAATGAAATTTATCAAGAGGCGTGCGAAGTGGTCTAATGTACATACTTACAATTCTCGGAAAAGAGACAGAGGGAGCTTACTCAGTAAAAAATGAATTTGATGAAGATATCCTTTACCTCTTTGAAGATGAAGATGACGCAACAAGATATGCTATGATGTTAGAGGAGAATGATTCTCCAGAAATGCATGTTATAGAAATCGATGATGACTTGATGATTAAAACTTGCGAAATCCATGGATATCGTTATACAATCATCACACCTAATGATATTGTGATTCCTCCTAGTACTAATGATTACGTTTCATAAAATTCGTTGGAAAAATTTTCTTTCTACAGGAAATCAGTATACGGAAATTGATTTTGAAAAAAATTCAACCACTTTGATTATAGGATCAAATGGTGCTGGTAAAAGCACAGTTCTTGATGCTTTGACTTTTTCTTTATATGGAAAACCTTTCCGCAAAATTAATAAACCACAACTTCCAAATTCTGTAAACGAAAAAGACTGTATAGTAGAGGTAGAATTTACAGTAAATAATATTCAATGGAAAGTTGTAAGAGGAATCAAACCAAATATATTTGAAATCCATAGGAATGATTCTCTTTTAGATCAAGATTCGGCATCTCTTGATCAACAAAAGTGGCTTGAAAAAAATGTTCTTAAGATGAACTATAAATCATTTACTCAAATTGTTATTTTGGGTAGTAGCACTTTTGTTCCCTTTATGCAACTCACTACATCAAATCGTCGTGAGGTAATTGAAGATCTTTTGGATATTAAAATCTTCTCTTCTATGGGAATTGTAATTAAAGAAAAAATTCGTTCACTTAAGGAAGATCTTAAAGTTTTGGAGTTGAAAAAAGAAACTCTAAACGATAAAGTATCTATGCAGAAAGACTTTATTGAAGAGCTTGAGAATCGTGGTAATGCCAACATTAATGCCAATAAGGAAAAAATTACTAATTTGGATTCTGAAATTGGCAATTATTTAGAAGAAAATATTGACATTTCTAATAAAGTTAGTTTATTGGAAAAACAACTAAATGATTATGTTGGAGCCACAGAAAAACTTCGTAAGTTGGGAAACCTTAAGGGAAAGATCTCTCAGAAAGTATCTACAATTACTAAAGAGCATAAGTTCTTCACTGAGAATACGGTATGCCCCACCTGTACTCAGAGTATTGAGGAGGACTTTAGAATAAATAAGGTTAATGACGCTCAAGATAAAGCAAAGGAGTTGCAATCTGGTTATAAAGAACTAGAGGAGGCAATTAAAGAGGAAGAGGAGCGAGAGCGTCAATTCACTACTCTCTCAAAGGAGATCTCAAAACTAACTAATGAAATTTCTCAAAACAATACTAGAATTTCTGGATGTCAACGACAAATCAGAAATTTGGAATCGGAAGTTCAAAAACTTACCGACCAACTTGCAAACAGAAATACTGAGCATGACAAGTTAGAGACCTTCAAGGACAACTTAAAAACCACATACGACGAGCTAGCAACTAAGAAGGACACTATTAACTATTACGATTTTGCGTATAGTTTACTTAAAGACGGTGGAGTAAAATCCAAAATCATTAAGAAGTATCTGCCGCTGATAAATCAGCAAGTCAATCGTTATCTTCAAATGATGGATTTCTATATTAACTTTACTCTTGATGAGGAGTTTAACGAAACCGTCCAGTCCCCCATTCATGAAGATTTTTCCTATGCTTCTTTTAGTGAAGGAGAAAAGATGAGAATCGATCTCTCTCTACTCTTCACTTGGAGAGAAGTTGCGAGAATGAAGAACTCGGTTAATACAAATCTTCTGATTATGGATGAGGTGTTTGATAGTTCTCTTGATGGATTTGGAACTCAAGAGTTTATTAAAATCATTCGTTATGTGATTCAAGATGCTAACATCTTTGTTATCTCCCATAAAACTGGACTAGAGGACAGATTTGAAAGTGTCCTAAAATTTGAAAAGATTAAGGGATTTTCACGTATGGTGGCCTGAAGCACCAAAGAACAATGAACACTCCAAACTGGCAACACCATTCCAAGAAAGAACAGAAACGAAAACTTAAACCGCAAGCACTGAGGCAAGCAAAAGCAAGACTCGCCCAGTTCAAAAAGCGTCACATGGGTCGTCCGAAGGGCGACCTTTCGTTTTATTATGGCCACATACGAAACGAAACCGATGCCTGTTCGCCACGAAATCAAATCTCAACTTGCTAAACTGCTTGCCACTGAGGATTTGGTGGTTGAGCATAAGAGTATTCCTACTGCTTGCTTCAATGTTCATACTCGTGTCCTGACACTTCCTCTGTGGGAAAGAGCAAGTAGTCTTGTGTATGATCTTCTGGTTGGCCACGAAGTTGGCCACGCTCTCTTTACTCCTGATGAGAACTGGTTGGATAAAGTGAAAGTCCCTCAGCAGTTTGTGAATATCGTTGAGGATGCTCGCATTGAGAAACTGATGAAGCGTAAATATGCTGGTCTTGCTAAAACTTTCTTCAACGGATACAAAGAACTGAACGAGGAAGATTTCTTCCAGATTGCTGATGATGATATCTCTACTTTTAATCTTGCGGATCGCGTAAATCTTTATTTTAAGGTTGGTAACTTTGTTACTCTAGACTTTAATTCAGAAGAACAAGATATTATCAATCTGATTTCTGCGACTGAAACTTTCGCTGATGCCCTGATTGCCGCTGAAGAACTTTACAAATATTGTAAGAAAGAAAAGGAACAACAACAGAAAGTTGCTGACTTTGATTCTCACGAAATGGCGGGAGATTCACAGTCACCTGCCAAAGAAATCACCGAGAGTAATGACTCCTCTTCTGAGGAAGAGGGTGAGAGTAATAACTCTCAACCAAAAGAGGATAGTGGGTCTTATGGTGGAACCGCTCAGGGAGATCAAACTCCAGTAAAATCTGGTGGCGAGGAAAGTGAGCCTGAAGTTCGCACCGCTGATTCTTTGGAAGAGAAACTTCGTGATCTTGTAAACAATGATGCATATGAGAATGTTTATGTCGAAGTACCTAAATTGAATCTTGATACCATTATTGGTAAAAATTCTGATGTTCATAAAGAAATTGATTTTTCTTTTTCTCATCAACAAATTATTCATCTCAACCATGCCAAAGAAAAGCGTTATGAACCAGTAAATCTTTATAAAGAATCCGACCTTGAGTTTAAGAAGTTTAAATCTTCTGCTCAAAAGGAAGTGAGCTATTTGGTAAAAGAGTTTGAATGTCGCAAAGCAGCAGATCAATATGCTCGCGCATCAACTGCTCGCACTGGTGTTCTTGATACTGCTCGTCTTCATACCTATAAGTACAATGAAGATCTTTTCAAGAAGGTTTCAGTAATCCCTGATGGTAAGAATCACGGTCTGGTGTTTGTTCTGGACTGGAGTGGCTCTATGTGTGATGTGATGCTTGATACTTGTAAGCAACTCTTCAACCTGGTTTGGTTCTGTAAGAAGGTTTCTATTCCTTTTGAAGTGTATGCTTTCACGAATGAATGGCGTCGTGGTGAGTATGATTATGAGAATGATCGCTATCTTGCCGCAGATCGCACACCTCACTATGAGAAGAAAGAAAGTCTTCTAGTTGTAGATGAAACTTTCTCTATGATGAACATTCTCACCAGCAAAGTGAATGGCAGGGACTTGGAACACCAAATGCTCAACATCTGGCGTCTTGCTTATTGCTTCGGTAGGACTTATCATTCTCCTTATACTTATCCCAATCGTTTGTGCCTGTCAGGAACTCCTTTGAATG